TAGGTTTTATTTCACCACCAAACGACTCAAAGAGGCATTGAAATGGATCAAGAAGGGTCAAGACGGCTGACACTGGTTCAAGGTGGTTTAGATAGGCCTGAGCAGGTTTTAGAGCCCATCGTAGAGAAGGTTTATGGCCGAAATACCCCAAGAATCCACTCACGCTTGCGTCCAGACTTACCAAGTCGAGGCCAAGAGCTCATTGATTTTAGCAATTCGATTGGATTCCCGTTGCTACCTTGGCAAGAATGGCTGGCCATTGAGTCGCATCGTGTCAAGGATGACGGTCGATGGCTGCATCCGCTGGTCCAGTTGGTCGTGGCACGCCAACAGGGAAAGACGACATTTATGAAGCAGCGCATATTGATGGGACTATTCGAGTGGAATAATCGGCTCCAGATCGGCACAGCTCATCGATTGACGACATCGCTGGAAACATTCAGGGATCTGGTCCACACGATCGAGAGCAATGAAGGGCTGGCCAAGCAAGTCAAGCGCATCCGCTGGGCTCACGGATCGGAAGAGATCGAAACGCTTACTGGTAATCGCTACATGGTCAAGGCTGGCGCAGCTGCCGCGCGCGGAATTTCAAAGCCAGAAACAGTCCACATCGATGAAACTCGTGAACTCAAAGACGAAACCACATGGGCCAGTCTTAGGTACACGATGATGGCCGCCGAGAATCCTCAGCTGTGGTCGTATAGCAACGCTGGCGACCAACACAGCATTGTGCTCAACCAATTACGAATGCGCGGATTAGCTGCGGCGTCTGGCGCGGTCGATGACATCGGATATTTTGAATGGTCGAGCGATTACGACATGATCGATGATTCCCCTAAATTCTGGGCAGGGGCGGCGATGGCCAATCCAGCGCTGGGCCACACAGTCCACATCGACAATCTAAAATCGGTGATGAACGATCCGCCGGATGTAGTCCGCACCGAAGTCTTGTGCCGATGGGTGCAGACAATTGACAGCGCGATCCCGTCTGGCGAATGGGCTGAGTGTGCAATCGATGGGATAGATTTAGACTTGGAGAAAACTGTCTGGCTTGGGCTGGATTGTTCACCGGATCGAAAGAACGCGGCGCTTGTCGCAGCGCAGCACATGGATGACGGTCAATTCTTGGTCAAGCTGTTGCACACATGGCACAATCCCATTTCACTCGATGACAAATCAATCGCCAATGACGTGGCCGAGTACTACCGAAAAATGCCGGTCGAGGTCGTAGCATTTAGCAAGCGCACATCGTCGGCGATTGCATCGAGGCTCGTCCCAGCTGGAATCCCAATCGCTGACATCGATGGCGCACTGTACGGACAAGCGTGCGATGAATTTCTAGGAGCGGTCACATCGAAGAGATTGAGGCACATCAATCAGCCAGAGCTGACGAAGCAAGTACTCTCAGCGGCGAAGCTACGCTTTGGGGATGGTGGCTGGATCATCGGTCGGAGAGCATCACAGTCCACTGTCTGCGCGACGGTTGCGAGTGCGCTAGTCACGCATTTCGCGACACGCGAAGGGACGGATCTTGACATAATGGTATTTTGAGAGTACCGATCAAATAAAATTCACGCATGGGATTATTCGATCGCCGCTCAAAGCCTATGCCGGATGACCAAGTCATCGACGCATCACTAGCGCCTGTAAATTCGCTTGATTCAATCGGCGCACCATTCTTCGGCGGCGTGCAAAGCGCATCGAGAAGTGACGCGATGGGCGTGCCGGTAATCGCACGCGCTCGCGGAATTATTTGCAGCACTGTTGCATCGTTGCCGCTTGAAACGAAAGTCAAGGGCACAAATGAGCGCGTCGGATCAGTGCGTGTTATCAATCAGCCAGATCCACGCATCACTGGCGCAGAATTTTGGGCGTGGATTGCCGAGGATTTACTATTTCGCCCAGCGGCGTATTGCATGGTCATGTCCAGATATGCTGACACGGGTCGCATTCAATCGATGGAGCGTGTAGCACCTGAGCGCGTCGGCGTATTTACAAACGCCAATGGCACACAGATCGAAAGCTACACAGTGGACGGCGTGCCTATCGCGCCGGATGATCTTGTCGTATTTGGCAACATGCAGGAAGGCTTACTCAATCGCGCAGGCCGTACAGTAAGAGCAGCTCACGCGCTAGAGCGCGCCGGATTAGATTTTGCACAGAATCCAGCGCCACAAATGATCGTCAAAACAAACGGCACGAATTTGCCCAAGGAAAGATTGCAAGCGCTGAAAGAAACATTCCTCAATCGCACAAGCAAATCGATCACAGTATTAAATGCTGACGTGTCACTCGACACCGTCGGATTTGATCCCAAGCAAATGCAGATGAACGAAGCTAGACAATACTTGGCTTTGGAATTGTGCAGAGCGATCGGATTACCGGCATGGTTCGCATCAGCTGATCCATCGAGCATGACGTACTCGAACGCTGTAAATCAGAGGCGCGACCTCATCGATTTCTCGATTCGCCCAATTTTAACGATAGTGGAGCAGCGCTTATCACTCACGGATTTCACCCCAGCGTCACAATATATCCGTTACAACTTGGACGATTTCTTGCGTGGCAATCCTTATGAGCGCGCGCAAGTCTATGAAATCCTCAATCGCATCGGAGCAATGACGCCAGAAGAAATAAGAGAAATGGAAGACCTTGTATCATGAAGCTAACCACACCAATCCAAATCACGGCAGCCGATTCTGATTCCAGGACGATCACTGGCCGCATCGTTGCATTTGATGAAGAAGCAAACGCATCGACCGGCAAAGTAATCTTTGCAAAGGGATCGATTCAGCCTGCCGACGTATTTCTAAACCTTGAACACGATCGCACACGCAGAATTGGGCGCAGCATGTCAATGTCAATGGATGGCGATTCAGCAATAAACGCGACATTCAAAATCAGTCAGACACAAGCAGGCAATGACGCATTGATCGAAGCGATGGAAGGATTACGCGACGGGATGAGTGTGGAATTGGCCGTCCAAGATTATGTCCAAGAAAAGGGCTACATGAAAGTCCTAAAAGCAGAATTGACAGGCGTGGCACTTGTATCAGAGCCAGCCGTAAGAAGCGCACGCGTCACCGAAGTCGCAGCGATGGAAGATGAAGAAGAAGAAGACAAAGAAGAATATTCTGAATCCACACCGGATCCAGATGCAACATCTACAGAAAAGGACGATGAAGTGGACAACACCGTTGCACAAGCGGAAGCCGTCGAAACGGTCGAAGCCGCACAATCAGTCACAGCCGCCGCAACAGTAGGCGGATTTACAGCCAAGCCACGATTGGATTTCTCAGCTACCAAGCAGCTCGAAATGACAATCAAGGCAACACTCGGATCAGAAGATGCACGTGCTTATGTACGCGCGGCAGCTGACACAACAGACAATGCAGGCTTGGTCCCTACACGCCAGCTCACAACCGTCATCAACGGGCTCGCAAATGCAACACGTAGCAACATCGACGCGATCTCACGTGGCACATTGCCAGATGCCGGTATGACTTTCGAGATCCCAAAGATCACAGCTCTACCAAGCATCACAGTCGAAGCCGAAGGCGGAACACTTGCAGATGTCGATCAGACATCAGAATTTCTCAGCGTGTCAGTGGCTAAGTACTCAGGCCAGCAGACATTCAGCGTCGAGCTATTCGATCGCTCATCACCACTCTTCATCGATGAGCTCATGCGCAACATGGCAGCACAATACGCAAAGGTCACAGATACAGCTGTAAATGCTGCAATTATTTCTGGAGCATCAGCTGATGCAACAACCACAACAACATATCCAACAGCTGCCGAATTGCTTGGCATCATCGCTCGCGGTGCTGCATCAGTTTATTCAGGCACACAAGGATTTGCTCGCAATATCATCATGAACACATCCCAGTGGTCAAATGTGATGACACTTAACGATTCAGGCCGTCCAATCTATAACGCAGCACAGCCACAAAATGCTGGCGGCGTCGTACGTCCGGATTCAATTCGTGGAAACGTTGCAGGGCTCGATCTATTCGTTACAGCCAACACAGCGGCAACAACAGACACCGATGGATCGATCTTGATCGTTAATCCAGAGGCTTACACATGGTACGAGTCACCTACTTATCAGCTACGCGCTGACATCGTGAACACCGGCCAGATCAATATCGCAATGTATGGCTACGGCGCAATCGCGACCAAGATCGGCGCAGGCGCTTTCAAGAATAACAAGGCGTAATCGCTACCAATTAGACATGGGTCGCGTCGCTCCCGACGCGGCCCAGTAGATGAAGGGATGGGCTCATGTCAGCAATCGTTACAGCGTCACAGCTGCGATCAATTCTTGGCGTGAGCTCATCACTTTACAATGACGCCTATTTAGACGACATCATCGACACAGCCGAAGGCGTAATCCTGCCGATGCTGACACAAAACACGACAGCGATCGTCAGCTACAAATTGACATCCAATGTCGCATTCTTTTACGTAAGGGAGCCACACACATTCGTGGCTGGCCAGTCAGTAATCGTCACAGGATTGCCGTCGCCATTTAGCGCGACACACACAGTCCTATCATCGGACGATTTATATTTTACGGCCGCGCTCACAAATGCAGATGTCAAGATCCGTCAGATCATTCCAAATGGCATCGCAACACTATCCGGCTACGGCGCGGCCACACTTTACATCGGAAATTCCAACGTCGAAAGCGCGATTCTCGCGGTATCCGTTGAAGTATTCCAAAGCCGTACAGCGGCAGGCGGTCAGATCGAAGGCGTTGATTTTGGCGTTACGCCGTACAGAATGGGCCGAAGCCTCACAAATCGCTGCATCGGGCTCCTTGGTAATTTGGTCGATACTCGAAGCATGGTCAGCTGATGCCAGCCTCATCGATAGCCGTCAATGTACGCGGCACTCTAAAGACAGCCATTCAAAACGTCGCAGCCAATACTTATGACAGCGTCCCAGAAGCGCCGATCGTGCCATTCGTGGCAATCGTGCCGACAAACCCTTATTTGGAATGCAATCTCATCGGCACATCGACCCGTGTCAAGGTCAATCTTGTGCTGACTGTCGGCGTCGCTATGCACTCAAACGCGGCAGCGCTGGACAACATCGAGCAGCTAGTCATGAGCATTCTGGCGGTTATCCCGTCAGGCTACACAGTCGGATCTGTGTCTAATCCAACCCCGATCATGATCGCAGCGTCGGAAATTCTGGCGTGCGAGATTGAACTATCAACGCAATACACTCAAACAAACTAGGAGAAAAAATGCCAACGACCGTCATCACCGGACGCGATCTTGTACTGACGATCGCTGCCGCAAATTACGACGCACAAGCGTCATCAGTAACATTGAGCAATGAGCACACCATCGAAACATTTCAGACATTGGACGGCCGCGCTTACAAAGCGATAGATGACCAGTGGACGCTTGAAGTGGAAATGCTCGCTGACTGGGGCGTTGCCTCATCACTATGCGAGGCAATGTGGACAGCGTGCGAAACCGCACCAAATACCACTTTGGCCGTATCACTCACAGCTGTCACTGGCGCGGTATTTACTTGCAATGTGTTGCCGGTATTCCCATCAGTCGGCGGTGCAGCACCAGACGCGCAGACTGTGTCGCTATCATTGACAGTTGTCGGCGTCCCTGCCGAGAACTTTAGCTAAGAGATAGGAATCGGGAGCAAATGAAAACAAACATCACAATCGAATACGTGTCAGGGGAGTCGGCCACATACGTGGCCGCTCCGCCTGAGTGGTGCAAATGGGAAAACAAAACAGGCCATTCGATCACGCAAGCGGCAGACAAGATCGGAATTTCTGATCTTTTATTCTTGGCATATCACGCCATGAAGCGAGAAGCCGCTGGCAAGCCTGTCAAGCCATACGAGGCTTGGATCGAAACAGTGTCAGACATACAGACAGGCGAACCCGAAAACCCAAAAGCTACCCCGTCGGAAGCTTAAACCGCACCATCGTGGAACTGGCCTTGGCCACAAATATCCCGATGAGCGAATGGCAAACGGCGGAGCAGATCATTACGGCGATCGAGATTCTGGAGAAACGAAATGGCAGCTAAGGCAGGCAAGGGAACCATTGCCATCGAGGTCGAGCCTGTCGAATTCAAGAATCTTTTGCGCGTACTGGGATCATTACCGAAAGAATCCCAAGATGAGATCCGCACCAAAGCGCTAAAACTATCTCAAAGATTTGCCGGTCAGCTGTTGCAATTTGCACAATCATCACCTACGCCACAGGCGGTCAAGGTTGCCGAATCAATATCTCCAAAGCGCGATCGATTGATCCGCGTCGATGTCGGTGGCCCGAAGAAGGTCGGACGCAAATGGGGCGGCGAGAAGCGAAAGAGCGGCAGCGTCGTCAAGCAACAGGCCGCATCAGCTGGCGCATTACTTTGGGGATCAGAATTCGGCTCGCATCGCGGCACAGATAAGGCAGGCCGCGCATATACCGATCGATTCAAAGCGCCTTACAGAAAATCGGGCTACTGGATCAATCCAGCGATGGATTACTACATCCCAATCATCGCGCGAGAGTATTCTCAAATGGTGCAAGATGTAGCTAAGAAAGCAGGGCTTGACTGATGGCTGGCATTCCAAAAGTAAAAATCACATTCGACGCCGATCTGGATGGCTTACGTAAAGGCGTCAATGGCGCATCGAATGAAGTTGGCGGTTTTGGCGACAAGGTCAAGAAATTTGGCAAAGTAGCTGGCGCGGCATTTGCCGCCGCTGGCGCAGCTGCCGTCGCTTATGCTGGAAAACTATTGGTCGATGGCGTAAAGGCTGCGATTGAGGATGAAGCTGCACAGGCCAAACTTGCCACGACACTCACAAACGTCACTGGCGCGACAAATGCTCAGATCGCAGCGGTCGAATCCCAGCTACTCAAAACCTCATTACTTACTGGCGTAACGGATGATGAGCTAAGGCCGAGTTTTGAAAGATTGGTTAGAAGTACACAAGATTCTGAGGAAGCCTTAAAGCTTCAACAGCTCGCGCTTGATATAGCTGCCGGTAGCGGTAAATCACTGGAAGCCGTCACCAACGCATTAGGCAAAGGGCTAGATGGATCGACGACATCGCTGGGCAAATTAGGGGTTGGCCTTACAGCTGCCGAATTAAAGTCGATGTCGATGGAAGAAATCACGGCCAAGCTTGCCGAAACATTTGGCGGACAAGCAGCGGAAAAGGCTGACACATTTGCCGGCAAAATGGATCGGTTGAAAGTCGCATTTGCCGAAGGTAAAGAAACAGTCGGATCTTTCGTACTTGACGCCATCACACCATTGGTCAGTGGATTCGTAAATAATGTAATCCCAGTCATCCAAGAATTAGCGGAAGAATTAGGGCCAAAGCTCACTCCAGTATTTGAAGCGCTGACGGGTTACATCCGTGATTATGTGCTGCCAACATTTAGGTCAATTTATCTGTTTATAGATGAGTACATCGTACCGGCATTAAAATCAATTTTAGTCCCTGCAATTGAGGCATTGCGATCAGCATTCACAAAAGTCACAGAAAAAATCAAAGCTAACGAAACAGAATTACAACCACTTTTTTCATTGTTCAAGTCAGTTGCAGCTTTTGTTCGTGACTTTTTAGCACCAACAATCGGTATCCAATTGAAAATTACTTTTACCGTGTTAGGCGAGGCGATTGGATTCGTGATTGATCTATTCGTCGAACTTGTTCAAGTAATTAACAAGGCATATAACGCCATCAAAGCAATTGTCAATTTTATCAAAAACAATCCAGTCACTCAGGCGATTACAGGCGCGATCGGTTCAGTTTTTGGCGGCGGCAAGGCTTTGGGCGGTCCAGTCAATGCTGGCACGTCATACGTGGTCGGTGAGCGTGGCCCAGAATTATTCGTCCCTACGACTAGCGGCAAGATCATCCCAAATGGCGGTTCAGGCGGCGGTGGTGGAGCGGTCGTCAATGTGACAGTCAATGGCGCGATTGATCCCGAAGGCACAGCACGCACGATCATCGATGTACTCAATCGCTCATTCAGTCGCGGCACACTTGGATCGTTGAACTTTCAGACATGAGCATTTGGACGCCTGAGTGGTCGCTGACAGTTGGCGGCATCACATACACCGATCTCACCTTGGCCGATGTGTCAATCACGTCAGGCCGTACAGACATTTACAGCCAAGCGACGGCAGGATACGCCAGCTTTACGATTCTAAATTTTGATGACACACCGGTATCAATCAACCTTAACGGCCAAGTCAATATTCGCGTCAAAGATTCGGCTGGGGATTATGTCAATCTATTTGGCGGTTATGTGACAGACATTGACCTAGATGTAACGTCATCCGGCACTGGCGGCCTTGTGCAGAATATGAAGGTTATCGCGCTTGGATCACTTTCAAAGCTGCCGAAGTCGCTCACCGAAGGGGTACTTGCCAAGGATTTTGACGGGGATCAGATTTACACAATTTTGGAATCATTACTTTTCGATTCGTGGAATGAAGTTCCAGCGGCCGAAACATGGGCAGGCTATACGCCGACGGTTACTTGGGCAGAGGCAGAAAATTCAGGGCTTGGTGAAATTGATCGCCCAGGTGATTATGAATTGACAGCTCGATCAGCTGATGTTACCGATGTGTATAGCCTTGTCGCGGCCTTGGCCAATTCAGGGCTGGGCTATATTTACGAGGACAATCAGGGGCGCATTTCTTACGCCGACAGCACACATCGCAACGCATACTTGGCGACAAACGGATACACAGTTGTGTCCGGTAATACGGCTTTGGCTAGTGGAATCAAAACGTCATTGAAATCTGGCGACATACGCAACAGCGTGACCATCAAGTACAAGAATGGCCAAACAGTGTCAGATTCAGAGCCTTCATCGATCGCGGTCTATGGCTTACAGGCACAGTCAATCGAAACCACTTTAGAGCATACGGCAGACGCCGAAGATCAGGCCGCATTTTATTTGAGCATTCGGGCATTTCCAGAAGCACAATTCAGATCGATCACTTTCCCATTGGGTAATCCGGAGATCGATGACAGCGATCGGGATGCCTTGCTTAATTGTTTTATGGGCTTACCCTTGGACATCACAGACTTACCACTCAATATCGGCGGCGGCAGATTCCAAGGATTCGTCGAAGGCTGGACATTTAGAGCCTCATATAACGGACTCAGCATCACGACCACAGTATCGCCAACCGCTTACAGCTTGCAGGCGGCTCGATGGAATTCCGTGAGTGTTGCCGAAACTTGGAACACGTTATCAAATACACTTGAGTGGCAAAATGCCACGATCGTCGCATAAGGAGAAAACATGGCAACCACGACCAATTTTGGATGGGAAACCCCAGACGATACTGACTTGGTAAAGGATGGCGCGGCAGCGATCCGAACACTTGGCCAATCCATCGACACATCGATGGCAGACCTTGAAGGCGGCACGACTGGTCAAGTCTTGTCCAAGGCATCAAATACCGACATGGACTTTACATGGATTGAGCAAGATGACACCACAATCAGCTTTAATGCACAGACAGGCACGACATACACACTGGTCGCTGCCGATCTTGGCAAAATTGTCACGCTTTCAAATGCAAGCGGCATCACATTGACAGTGCCGCCATCAGTATTTTCAACCGGCAACATAATCAACATTCAACAAATCGGCGCAGGCCAAGTCACTTTGGCACAAGGTGCTGGCGTAACAATTACATCCACAGGATCTGGCACAAATGGAAATGCTCCAAAGTTGAGAGCGAAATTTTCAGCGGCTTCAATTATTTGCACTGCATCAAATACATTTACAGTGATTGGTGATCTATCTTGACGCCATTGATCACTGGAATCATTGCATCATCGATGAAAGGTGTCGAAGTAACAGGCGGCACTCTTCACACATCCGGCGGATTTAACTACAGAGTCTTCACTGGAAATGGCACTTTGGGGATTTCTAATGGGACTCTCACATGTGACATTCTTGTGGTCGGCGGCGGCGGTTCGGGTGGATATTCTCGTCCGGGCGGCGGCGGTGCAGGCGGCCTTCTTGCATTTACTTCTCAATCGTTTTCAGTTAATCAAAACATTACAATTGGCGGCGGTGGTACTTTTCCACCTGTCGCAGGTGTGAGCGGTAATAGCGGCACTTCTTCACAATTTGGATCTTTAACTGCCGCGGCTGGTGGCGGCGGCGGAGGTGGCGGTTCGGGCGTAGTCGCTGGAATCGCTGGTGGATCTTCAGGTGGTTCAGGCGAAACAAGTGCCTCCGCAGTAGCTCCTTCTCCTTCTGGACAAGGTAGTGCAGGCGGTCGATATAACGGTGGAGGCGGCGGCGCTACTCAAGCAGGCGCAGATGGTTATGGATTAGGATCAACAGCGTCAGGCAAAGGCGGAGATGGTTCATCTGCTTATTCATCTTGGGGTGCTGCGACAGGTACAGGAGAAAACATCTCCGGGACTTATTGGTTCGCAGGCGGCGGTGCAGGTTACGCATTTCCGTTAGCAGGTGCATCAGGCGGTAACGGCGGCGGTGGAGATAACGTTTATCCATCTTCACCTAACACAGCAGGATCTCCCAACACAGGCGGCGGTGGTTCTGCCGATTATCAAGGCGCAGGCGGTTCTGGAATTGTCATTGTGAGGTATGCAGTATGAGTCACTGGGCAGAATTAAATGATAAAAACATTGTCCTTCGCGTTTTAGTCGGAGATAATAACGATCCGGCAGGCGATGAAGGCTATCAGTGGCTAATTAATAACCTCGGCGGTACTTGGGTCAAGACAAGTTATAACAGCACTATTCGCTATAACTATGCAGGAATTGGTTATACATACGATCCAATCGATGACGCATTCATTGCGCCAATGCCAGAATGTGGCCATAATGAATTGACACTAAATGAATTGAAAAGATGGGAATGTGCAAATGTCGCTCACAAATTACCCTAACGGATCAGCTCCACAGGTTATCGAGATCGCAAAGGCTGAAATCGGCACAATTGAAGAAGGCGACAACCTTACGAAATACGGCAAATTTACAAAAGCCGATGGTCTACCTTGGTGCGGATCATTCTGCAATTGGGTGCTGGCACAAGCTGGCGTCAAGGTTCACAGCCTTGTCAGCACAGCTACAGGAGCTCACAAATTCAAGGAGATCGGTCGCTGGCATGAAGTACCGGCAATCGGTGACATGGCGTTCATGGATTTTCCAAATGACTCGCTCGATCGGATCAGTCACATTGGGATCGTCGTGGCCATCAATGGCAAAACAATCACGACCATCGAAGGCAACACATCCGGCACTGGCGATCAACGCAATGGCGGAATGGTCATGGTCAAGCAGCGCACAGTCGGAAAAGAAGTGGTCGGCTTTGGTCGTCCCAAGTACAAGCCTTACAAGGGCGAATTCCCTATTGTAGAAATCCAAGCACTGAAGAAGGCTGCAAAGCCTACAAAGGAGAAGAAAACATGGAAGAAATAAAAGCAATCGCAGCAAGCTGGGCGCGGTCATTTATGGCGGCGGCTTTGGCTTTATACATGGCAGGGGAAACAAATCCCAAGACTTTGGCAATGGCTGGCGCGGCAGCGGTCGCACCGGTGATCCTACGATGGCTCAATCCAAAGGATCAGGCTTTCGGGTTATTGGGGAAGTGACTCGGAAACTACAGCTGACAGCCTTGGGGATTTTATTATCCTTGGGGCTGTCGGCTTGTGGTTATCAGGGTTGGACAAGATATGAGTGTCAAGAATTTGAGAACTGGCAAGCGCCTGAGTGCAATCCGCCGCAATGTAAGGCTCTCGGAGTCTGCACTGAGGACATCTTTGGAAAGGATCCCAATGGCTTCACGTCATCAAAGACGGCTAACAAATGAGCAGCTTAAAGCTCGCCTGATTGTATTCATCGGCATATCACTAGCGCTCACCTTTACATTCTCGGTCGCCGGAATGCTTTACGCGTTGATATTCGTGACGCAACCGCTTGGCGATCAAGCGCCGAATGATCGAGCATTCATCGAACTACTGTCCACACTCACGATTTTCTTGACTGGCGCACTTGGATCTGTACTGGCCAGTAATGGATTAAAGGATAGGGACAAACCAAAGGCAGACACGCCGACAGACACGCAGGATTCTTGACCTTGTCAGACTTAGGCCTCATGCTCTTACATGGGAGCGGCTTTGGTCACGGATCAGGCGAAACACTAGGGTCGCTCCCCTAACAGAAACGGGAGCAAAATGACAACAGAACAAATCATCGGCTTTGCGCTACTGGCGCAGCTATTGGTCAGC